ATGAGAAGCGGCAACAGCCTGTGCTGTCCCTGGGGTTGCGCGAGTAAGACGCGCAATGATGCTTGACCCCTTAGCCGTGTTCATAAATCGAGTAAGGGCCTGCGAGTGCATTAGAGTGAAAAGCCCTCCTCCGATACTAACCACCCCGCCCGCTGCGGCTGCTCCGGCAGTCGGCCAATTTCCCGTCATCAATCCGTAGACNGGNGCACCGGCNANACTATGNANNCCGCCCNTCACCATAAAACTCCCCATCATGTGACCAAGATTTTTGGCTGGCTTGCCAGTTATCTCCTCAATGGTTTGATTAGTTTCCGCCTCAATCGCCTTTACGTCATTCGCCTGGGCAGTTTGAATCCGCTTTTCTATGGAAGTCTCAAATTTTCCAATGCTCCGCAGCCTCTTCTGCGTTCCCTTCTCTGCCTTCTCAACGGCTTGAGAAATACCCACACCTCTAGCCGCCAACATTTTCTCCGTACCGGCTTCCTGCGTCGCAATTTCACCTAATCGCTGAGCGTGTGTGCGCCTCACGTTCCGAAGCGCCGCACTCGCCGCCTGTTCAATGTTAAGTTCTGTTGCCTTCTGCATATCCTCAATAAGCCCCTGAGTCTGCTCGTAGCGATCACCGAGAAGCCTGTGGAGGTATTTGTTGTTGTTGGTTGAGTCGGCGTGATCCTCCCACCAACTAGTAAATCTTTTCCGGTCCCATACTCCGGTCTTTTTATCAAAGGCATCGTCTATGCCCTCAGCGTACCAATCAGCAGCTTTCTTTTTGAAGTAGTCTCGATCGAGGTTTCGAGACTGGCGATAAATCCTTGAAGCAGCCTTATCGGTCTTACTAAGCTCTTTCATGTCTTGCGTAATTGCGTCTTCGAGCTCTCCCCACTGACGCGCGACGTTTCCCCGCTTGGCTTTATAGGCTCCCCTTTCAGCTTCACGGAACCGCTTTCTGGCGAGCAAAAGTTGCTCCATTGTGGTGCTTTCGGTTGTTACTGGCCCCAATAAGGCTTTGGTGATTTCCGATTTACTCGCTTCACCGGATGTAAGCAGTCGTTGGACCTGTGGGGCGATTTCCTCCGGGTCGGCCTCCGTGAGTACCCTGGTAACAACAGCAGCACTTCTTTCCGGCAGGTGCGTTGGCGGGCCTGGCATACCAGTCTCGCGGGTAAGTTCAAAAGCCTTAGCATTGAGGTTTTTTGGCTGAATTGGTACTGCCGCTGCTTCCTGTTCTAACTTCGGATAGCGTTTGGCGAATGATGTCCGCTTCGGGCCAACCGGAGCTCCTGCCTTGGCTGCCTCAAGACCTATGCTTGCCTGTTGTCCCGCCAACTGCGATTCGATCCCTTCAATACCACCTGTCATTTCCTCCCCGGCTTTAACTTTTGCAGATCGGATACCCCCCATACCCTTTGCGTAACTTTCGCCGCTTTTCTGCTGAGCCTCCTGCGCCAAAGACCGCACCCGGGTAAGTCGGTCCTCCGCAGTACCACGCATGCGGTTAAAACGTTCAGCGACCTCAGTTTGAGATTTTGTCCCTGCAATTTCACTCGCTGATAAACGAGCCAATTTCTCCGCTTCTTTTGCGGCTACCTGTTCAGAGATAGTCGGCAACCATCTTGATAGCGGGCCTTTTAACGCTCCGGCCCCCTTGGCAATCAACGGAGCCCCGGCAATGTCCGTGGATTCCTCGACGACTTGACCTAGTGACTCAGGATCGGGAACAGGAAGTCTCCGGGCAAGATTTCCGAGCCTCCTGGAAACCAACTCGCTAAATGCTCCCGTCGTCGGCGCGAAAATGCTCTGAAGACCTCCAGCGGCCATTTTTCCCAGTGGAACCCCGGTTAGAGTTCGCAGATATGACTTAGGCCGAGCAAATTCTTCCGCCCCTTCTTGATACATCTGCTGGCCAGCTTCGGACTCCTCTTTAATTGCAGGTAGAACCCCACGCCAAGGTTTTAGCGACGTGGGCGCCTTTTCTTCTTCGGGGAAAAGGAATCTCGACCGCTCTTCGACCGGCTTAGCGCGAAATGCCGGATCGGTTTTCATTAAGCGGATATATTCTTGACGACGAGAGGAGTAGTCTGTGGGCTGGCCTGTCTCCTGAGCAACTTCTTGAGCAGCCGCAGCCCAAGGATCGCTTTCAGATCCTCCGGCTCCAACCTCATTCGCTGCTTGCGCCCACAAATCAGCCCTTGCCACGATTACAACCCTAAGCCATACTGCTTAGCGAGCTTTTTGGCCCCTTCTACGCTACCCGCCTCACGTATCAGCCCTTTCATAATGTTGAGGTTCATTTCATTGGTCGCCTTGTCATAAGAAGCAGCCGGTAGGCCCGCTTCTTTGGCGTTCCTAGACACAATGTTCATCCAGTTCCCCATCTTCTTAACTGCTACGGCAAATGTATCACCTTCGGTCACGCCGGCCGGAGCCATGAACTGCGCCAATCTCACTCCAGGCCGACCACCGCCACCGGAAACGAGAGCGCTACCTACTGCAAGAGAGGTCATAGAGTGCAACTGCTGAAAAAGTGAAAGAGCCGTGGGGTCATTTTCCAACTGAGAAATTTTCTGCCCGAGTATGTTGGTAATTCGGAGACCACTCTTGGGAAGCTCATTGACAAATTGCGAGGTTACAACCATGTGTGTCTTTGCTGTATCAAGACCGGCCTTCATTCGCTCTTGGCCGGGAGTAAGTCGCAGGTAGGACTTCGGAGACTGCGCATAGTCGCCCTTGGTAATGTTCACCGGCTCGCCGCTGTCGGCATTGAGTACCATCCCCTGCATCGGCTGCATTGCCAGCTCACGGTTTGTTTTAGTGAGGGCAATGTCCATTGCGTCTGTCTTTTCTTGCGTCTTACGCTCCTGACGAATCTGATTTCTAGCTAATAGCCTCGATTTAATGTCATCTGGGTCACTTGATCCAAATGCCTGCATGACACGCCGGGAAATAGGTTGCCCTGCTGCTAAGTCGGCAAGCCCTTGATCCACTAAATTATCATCTAGGGCCGGAGGCGTCTTTTCTTCCGCCCCCAAGAATTTTACGGGATCAAGTCCGAGAGAGGCAATCATCGCCCTCCTGCGTTCCGTAGGCAGCTCCATCGCCGCTATTTCTCCCGCTCTTCGTAACCTATTTTCCTGCTCTGCAAAGGAAACTTTCGTCGGCACCCCCGGCACTAATGGTTGTGCTTTAGCTTCTCCATGCGGCAAAGCGTAATATCCGGTCTCTGTGCCACCGAATATCTGCGGCTTCTCTTTCTCCCGTGCCAAAATAGTTCCCAAGGTTGTAGCCTGCACAGATGGAGGTAGCGCCCCTAACATTTTGCGCTTTCCAATATCCATCCTTGGGGCTGTTTCCGGGGTTGTCTCAGTTCTGGTCTGCGGAACATTGCCAATAGGAAAATCTTCAGACTCGGTTTCCTTAGTCGAACCAAACTCTCCAGTTGGTATCTCCCGAGAAAGTGTCTTGCCGGTCGGGATCTGCTCGGCAAAATACCCCTTATCACCTAAGAGTTGACTCAATTTCCGATCGTCACCAAGCTTCCGTTTCTGCTCCTGCATCCCGGAGACAAGATTGAGTCCGGTTAAACCACCCTCTACAAGCCCAGACAAACCCGCCCGCCTTGTACCGAATCGACCGGGGATAGGCCTAGTCATACCTGCCAAGCCAGATATAGCGGGAATTAAGATGCTCGCCGTGGGACCGCTCAAGTAGTCCGAAAGCCTAAAATCGTTTGGGTCGTCGTTTGGCATCTTAATACTCAACTCCACGGCCTAATCGCCTAAAAATTTCCTCTTCAGTCGGGGTTACTGCGCCTCGATCCGGGAAGTTCTTTGGAGACCGCAGCCATCCCTTTTTAATCATTGGCATCATATTCGGAGCACCGCTAGGCTGTGTAGCAGGTTGTGCACCAACTGGTGGCATCACTTCGCTCATCCTCTTCTGCTGCTCTTCTTGCGTAAGCGTCGTAATATCGGACATAGGACCCTGCATCGTCTGCATCAGCGCCATAGGGTCTTTCGTGGTTGCTGCGGCCCCCGTGGCCATAGACATCAAGTTGAGCAATGTCTTAGAATCCTTGTTCTTGACAAGCTTGCTCGCCAAGTGAAGCATCTGCCCGCTTTGTCCGAGGCCGCCGAGCACCTCGCTCAGTCTCATATCTTTCATGGGCGATTGATCGGCAGCAAAAGCCTCAGATCCCGGCATTACCATGTAAATCCTCCCTTCCGTCTATCCAATTCAGCCAGCCGCAAGCTCGCATCGGAAGGCGGTAAGGCGGCAGCAAAAAGAGGGGCACTTGGCTGATAAGGCGCTCCCCCTACTGGCTTGGGAGAAGTTGGTGTTGAAAAACTGCTAAGTGGACGTTCCTTGCTCCCCAACAATCCCTTAATGCTAGTGCCTATCGTCCCAATTTTCGCCGTATTGCCCAAAACGTCGCTTAACCGGGTGGCACCAGAGACCGCCGACCCTGCCGCTGGGGCAGCATCAGCCGCCAGAGAAGCGGCGTTCATTGCCCCAGGAGCGGCTGCGGCTGTAGTCGCGGCAGCAGAACTCAACCAGGCCAGCAAAGCATCGTCTATGCCAAACATTTTTTCCTACAACGCACAGTCTTGTTGAAGCCCTTTGAGCATCATCACTTTCTTGCCCAGCCATCTACATAGGGGTATGCCAATCGCCATCAGTATCTTTCCAACCGCAGATCCCTTCCCGCTACCGTCAACCCGTCTGCGCATCTCCTTAGCCCACATGAGAATCACTGGGGCAAGTATCCTTGTGAGTGCTTTTGACTTCCTCATTCTCCCAGCTATGGGTATGCCAAATAAGTGATATCCCGCCATGACGTCTTGATTCATGCTCTGACCAAACTTCTGATCGGCGGCGTAGGTTTCGTCATCCATAAGCCCCTGGTTATACAATTCGGTGCATATTACCGTAATCCCGCCCCCGCTTTCCTTTCCGGTTGTCGTTGATCCCAAAGAAGTAGGCAGAACTTGACCCATTGGGCCAAACAAGGCCTGCTCTGATAGCGCCTGCCGCCTGAGATAGTCGGCCATTGCTGCCTGCTCTTCAGATTGCGCCACACCTCGCTCAACTCCACCCACCCTCATGGCCGCGTCCAACTCTTGCAACCGCCTTTGAGTCTCTGCCCCCCCCGCGCTTAATTCCAGAGGCGCCGCTGATAGCATGGCCTGCGATTCCCGCCCGATTGCCCGTTCACCTCGTCCGAGTTCCGCTTCCCCTGCTTCAAGCACCCTGCCGACTCCCCGCTCAGCAACTCCGGTCCCGCGCTCTATTGCTCGTTCCCCTCTACCCGCGCTGCCCTCAAGCACTGACAGTAACCGGCCGGCCGCGTCTCTCTCTACGTCCGTGCCGCGCCCGATTGCCCTCTCCTCGCCCCCCGCAGCGCCGTACAGGGCCTCCATAAGCCTCTGTTGGCCCGTCTCGGCGGCTCCGTAGCCCCTTTGTAAAGCGCGTTCTTCTCTTGCGAGTTCCTCCTGTATGGTCGGGAATAGATAATTGGCCTTCGATTTTCCCAGCGTCTCTCCCAGGGCGGTGCCATGCCCAAGCCCAGAGAGGGTCATTTGATTGACAACTCCCGGTTCTACCCCCTTCTCATAAGCCGCCATAGCCGCCTTGAACGCCGGCGACTCCTCGATGTTCGCTCCCGGCACCCGTTCGGCCAGAGCTTGCAACCTGGCGCCTGAATCCCGCGCCTCTGACACTATCCCGCCAAAGTCCGGACTCCGTTCTGCCAGCGCCCTTAGCCTCGGTCCCGCTCCATAGGCTTCAGAAAATAAATTCGTCTCGTCCGGGGTCCGCTCCGCCATGCTGGTTAATGGATCAATGCTCTCCAGGGCGGCGCCGACGCTATCAAACCCAGTGGGCGTCTGTCCGGCTACCCCTGGAGCCAACTGAGCATTTAGGAGAGCAAGCCTCTCTGCCGCTGGCTGCGCGCCGACTCCGGGCACTCTTGAGATACCGTACTGTTCCAAGCTGGATAGCGGAGCAATCTTTAACGGATTAGGCTCTGTAGCAAACGGCTCTACCGGCGCAGACTTTTGCAGATCTATGAGCCGCGTTCCGGTCTGACTCATCAACGGTCTTACTTCCGGGGCAAACTCGTTCGTTGTGCTTGACTGACTCTTCCCGCCGCCACTACTGCCCATTGCCGATCTCCTTCCGCATGATGAGATTCCACGGCTTAAACCCGTAAAAAGTCATATAGACCCTCGCTAACTTCTCGCTCGAACACTCAAGCCGGACTTCCGTTGCCCCGTGAACCTCGCCCCATTCTATCGCTATGTCGAAGCCCCCCCGGAGGTAATCCATCGAAACGCCCTCTTTATCGACTTCGTATTGCCAGATGTGCATGTATTGACAATCGTTGAACTCATTTTTCATCATGCAGGCAAGTAGATGCCCGACCACAACTCCAGCCTCTTCCATTACCATCAAAAGAACTGTGGGTTTCTCTGAGGTAAAGTCCCTTTCTATCCAGCGGGCCACGATCTCCGCGTTCGAGTCGGCATGATGCTCCCGACTATTGCAGAACTTTTTTACTCGCGCTACCACCTGCGGAAGCAGAGACCAGGATGACGGGTGCTCCCGGTCCAACACGACCAGACGAGTAGAGAGCAACAGCGGTCCCTTCGTCTCTGCCGCGTGCTCTAACCCATTGCCGTTACCGATTCCAGTTGCTTCCATTGTCTTTCAATTCACCTGAGACCACACCGACCCGTTCAGAACGTAGGTGTAGGTCTTATCCGCAACCAGGAGGAGATTCACGCCTCCTCGGTTATTGATCGTCGCTCCATGCACAATCGTAGTGTTTCCATCTCCGGCGATAATCGTAATCATTTGCCCTGAGCGTCCGTCATCGAAATTGGTAATACTTGTTGCCAGAGTATTGGCCGTCAGCACCACCTTTAGACCCTTGACTGATGGAGTTGCATCGTTGACCCCCAAGGTGACAGGGGCCTCCCACTCCACGGCAAAACGCTGATTTCCCGCGTAATTCGCAAACCCACTTCGAGGACTATTAATAAACGTAGTAGAGGGGCTGTTATCCACGACACCAGAGCCGGCTCCACCCTGAACATTTAACCTCACGTTGACGAATAAGTTCCTTTCTGCCATGGTGTCAATCCGCAATCGGTCTATCTGCCCACCTAAAAATAAATTCCCGTAGGTTTCTGTTGCAGAAGGCCCGTTTGCCAAAATATAGGCACCAGTGGCATTTGAAGTATTCTCGACCATAAGGCCGTTCGTACCTTCACCAAAATAAGCGCAGATTTCTCCTGTGGGATCACCACCAGACCCAACACCCGGGGTATCTTCAAAGTAAGGACTTCGGATCATCACGCCGAGCGCCCCACCACCGAAGATCATTCCGCCGCCCGCAATCTGATAGACCGATGTGTTGTCCGGTAGATCCGTAGTATCCCAACTGGTTTTCAGCGTCAGAGCGGTCGCCGTGTTGGAAGCGATAAGACGACACTGCCCGACGCCCGCGCCCGAAGTGATTGTAACCAGAAAATCCCGCCACTTATTGACTGCCCAGGCCTTACCGCTATCGGTCAATGTAGCAGCTCCTATCGCTGTAGCCGTGCCGTTCCAGTCTGTACCAGGAGGGAGACCCAAAGCTTGAATCAAGGGGGTATCAAAAACGGTTTGCTGCGTAGAGGCGCCCGCACCCACCTGGCCGGAATGTACCCCAGCTCGGCACGACATAGCGAATAGGTTTCTATAAACGATTGCATCCTCGCTGCCTGTCTCAAATCGCACTGCGTCCAGATTATAAAGACTCGCACTCGGCACAGCATTGAAAGCGACCGGCCAACAGGAAATGTTTTCGCAGTAGCCGATGATGGTAGTTTTCCGGTGACAGATCCCATGCCCAAACGGAGTCAGTATGAGGTTTTTTAAGTAGAAATGAACACCGTTGACCAACTCAATGGCGTTGGACCTGTTATTGATGGCGTAGGTCCCCGCGTTGTCGATCCAGAGGTTTTCGATACGAGTTCCGTTGTGCAGGATTTGGCTGCTCGTCGTATCAATGATGGCAAAAACCGGCTTATGCCAACGCATCGTAACGCCCGCCCCGAGCGAGCCGCGGTAGGTCTCGTCCAGTGTCACCTCGGTAGCGGACGGGACTCCCGTAATCCGATAGAATTCCTCCTCAGCTCCAAAGCGGACAGTGGCACCGATATGATTGTCGGTAAACGCGGTTCCGGCACCAGTGACCGTTGCGCTTCCATTGGCGACAGTGACCGTGCCGGTAAACGCCGCTCCCGTAATGCCGTTGATGATCCGGGAGCACCAGCCTTCTCCTGAGATATATACAGTGCGGAGATCTAATGGATCCGGCAGCAAGGTATCGGTTATAAGATAGTCCCCTGCCGGGATGATTACCTTTTTAGGTTGGAGCGCGTTCTGTGCCGCCGCAATAGCTGCGCGGATGGCGGTCGTATCGTCGGTCACTCCATCGCCGGTCGCCCCATAGTCCCGAACATCTATCGGCTCCCCGCCGCCTATCGCCCGCCATGAGCCGTCATCTATATAGGCCCGCTTTGTTGTTGTATTGAAAAAGACGCGATTCGAGCCGTCTGCGGCCGGCCGGACAGCGGTAGCCCCCTGAAACAGCATTTTCTCCAACCGCAACAATTCCAGGTTGTAGTTACGAGACAGGGCTTCAGTGAGAACTTTTGCCCAATGATTATTAGCGGGCGGAGGAGGGAACCTACCTGTGAGCGGAAGTACGGCCATTATCTCTTCCCTCTTTTTGCTAGGTAAGCCAAGGCCCCTTTCCAATGCACCAACTGCGAAGAGTCCCCTTCCAATCGGAGAGAGAAATACTTGCCGGTATCCCTGTGCCCGCTCACATATGGCCCGGCGCTTCCGACCGCCAACGTAAAGCCACTTCCCAGAACGCGAGTCTCCCCGTAGTTTGCTTTGCCAAGCTTCACGGTCAAACTCTGAGCAGCAGCCGCTTTCGCAAGCCGGTGCTCTATCTCCTGCACAGTGATAAATCTTTCAGTTGTTCCGTCAAGCCCTGTCTCGCTAAAATGAGGAATGGCAACGCCGTTGTCCGAGAATCCGGTCTCATAAAAGGCTTGTCCGTCTTTATCCCCAATGATGATACGTGGCGTTGTGTTACGATATTCTCCGATGGTTAAAAGACTCGCCCCAAGTGTCCCTACCGCTTCTCCGATAGTGATGCCCGTGGCCGTGTCTAATTTTCCCCCTGCCGTCGGCCTGAGCGTGGACCATCGTATTGGATACATCTCGAAGGTGTCCCGATTGATTACTACTCCAATGTTCGGGTCCGTTTGATCCGTCTCGGGATAGATAAACCAAGCATGGCGCCGTTGCCGATCATAAAAGCCCCACGCCCTAGACAGAGAAGCAAAATTAGCCGTGTCAGTGATCCGCTTTTGTATCCGGTACGGGAGTTGGGTTACTGCTATACCATCGTAGGCGTAGCAAGCCCCGTCCTTACCGAGCCACCAAATGAGCCCCTCGGAAAGCTGAATCACCAATGCAGCGGAAGCAGGCCCCGACTCCACATCGCCCTTTGACAAGATATCTTTAATCTCAAACCGGAAAGGCGAAGTCGAAGCAATGGCAATAGCATTGTAAATGGCGTCTGATTTTAGAATTGCCCCCTGCAAAATACCCATCTCCATCATGGAAACAATCTCACCTGGGGTATCGGTCAGGATTTCGGTCTGAGCCGTACCGCCCCACCCGGAATCAAAGTCTTTGTTGGCCGACACATCTACTGCTGAGCCGGAAACCGTTGAGCCNGAAAGGAGATTGCCAAGCAATATCCTATCGAACAGCACCATCATNGCGCGGGCTTGTGGTGGAGTTCCACCCATATCTACATAGGTTGCCGTAAGCCCGTCCCATTTTTTCGGGCTATCAGCCCCGTTTGTGCCAAGCAGCCAAGTGGCCCCCGATTTCTGAAACGCCCTGAATATCTGCTGCTGTGTTGGAGAGGCGGTCAGCGCAGTGCCGCTAATATCCGTCCAGGAATTCCCGCCACTGTTAAACTTCCACCAGCCGACAGTAGTCCCCTTAATGGTCCGTAGCGCCCCATCCTGATGAAGATATTGAAAATAACTGGTAGGTCTTTGGTTAATGTCCGTGGCAAAGGCAGCATAGCCTGGCCGTACCCGGTACTCGCCGTCCCGGTAGATCCAGTTTTCGGCTTGAGTTAAAGCCTTGAACCCGATTTCGTAAGGATCGGCATCCGGCCTATGTCCACCCCGTGGGACTGGAATTTCTATTGATGGTGATGCGCTCGCCACAAACCACCTATCGAATCATGCAGTGATAGTGAATCAGGATGCTATCACTCAAATTCCCTGCCCGGCTAAAAACTATAGTGGTTGTCGAGGTCACTGCTGAGAGGCCATCTATCCCGACGGACCCAGCCGTAGCGGTACACGACGGAGCCGATCCGTGAGTTTGGCTGAAATTCAGTGTGCAGGTGCCCGCGCCAATGGAGGTCCCCACTGTTACAGTGCCGCCACTATCCTTGCCAGCCACCGAGGGGGAAGTCCCGCACGTTCCTATCGTCGGCGTTCCACCTATGGCTTTCCGCATCTGGGCAAAGGCTGGAGCCGCCAGAGAGAGAATCAAAATCGCAATGATGATTTTTCTCATAACTTCCCCTATGGTAGCGGCCCTATAATCTTGTCTATGATTGCCTTGTCTTCGGGCGTCGCTTTCTCGTAGCCTTTACTGAAGCTTTTTTCTCTCGCTTCTTTTGCCCGCTCCATCACGTTATCAAGATAGCGGTCCGCTAGGTCTTGTAGAACCTGCTTTCCGGTTTTTCCTGATCGCTTGGCTTCCCAGTTCAATGCTCTTTCCCGTGCAGCCGTAGTCGTGGAGATAGTGTAATCGGCAGCCCATACTGGGGTGGATAGAAATAAACATACGAGAATGAGTTTTTTCATTGCCCCTCCTAGTAAACGATCTGCGCCAATATCCTTGTCGCGCTCCCATCCTGCACGTTGATTGAGCAAAGCCTGTTCGGCGTTGTTCCTGAACACTCCGCCCACCAATCCCCATTGCCCAAATTCCCCGGCGTTCCAAGTGACGTTCTCACTCTCTGCGGCGTGGTCGTGTTGCCGTAGATAATGTCGTCCGAGGAGTCCATCGTCACGGCCTGGTAGCTTGTGTTGGCGGCGGCATTGACGAATCCGATTGTCCCGGCGTTGGCAAAAGTGAGGGTCTGATTGATGTTGGCCGCTGTTCCAAGACCGACACTACCGGAGGCGTTTAGAATGCGTAAATACTCAGTTCCGTCTGAAAGAGTAGTCGCGCCATTCCCGCGAAAAACTAGATCGCTACCAGTTTGACCCGCGATGCCAGTCGCTATCACGCCCATCGCCCACCTGGCTGCAAAACCAGCCTCCGTAGTTCTCAATATTTGATTCCCCGTATGCCGGAGGTGGATATTTCCCCCTACCTGCAATACTTCACTAACCGTCGTCGTTCCGATGCCGACAAAACCAGCGGAGGTATCCACAAAAATATCGTCTGTATTAACGGCAAAGTCCCCTGTCGTTGACAGCACGATATCGAGGTTTGACCCGGCCGCGGGGGTGACAGTCAGAGCACCAGAAGCTGTAATAATGGCAGGGGTAGAGATGTTGGTGGTAAAGGCAGGGCTTGTTGAGCCAACAAGAACGCCGGTCCCGCCCGTCTCATCGCTGATGACTCCAAAAAGCTCTGCCGAGGTGGTGGCTGCGAAAACACTGAGTTTACTAGCGGCGGTCGCTATACTATTCCCCTCAACCGCCACTACTCCCGCTGATACTCGGGTCAAGGTGGTGTCTGAGGCGTGGCCAAGCTCAATACTAGAGATTTGAGGGGCCGTGCCGAATACTAATGCCCCGCTGCCGGTCTCGTCCGAGATGACTCCCAAGAGCTGCAATGAAGTGGTGGCGGCAAAGGCACTAAGGTTACTTGAGGTGTAAACCATCGTCCCACCAGAGACGAAATTGACCGTAGCATTGTCAAGAGTGCCATCAAAAATAACCCCCTGGCTTACTCTTAACGTCTTGCCACTATCTATTGTCAACGTTCCCGTGGTCGATGTTACAGTGAGTCCGTTATAGGTCTTCCCTGTCAACGCCTGGGTAAGCGAGAGATCGACTAAGGATCTGGTTGTTGTGCCGTCGTAATACTTGAGCGTGTTGGCCGTAGTGGATGAGCGCCAAAGCTGCCCGGAGGTCGTTGTAGTATCCGCGATGGCCTGAAAGATAACCTTTGTCAGGCCGGCCGCGGCGAAGGTAAAGCCCGCCGCGCTGATGTTGGTGTCGATAGGAATTCCGAGGATATCGGTGATTGCGACTTCCAACAGGCCGATCTGGGAATCAATATCGGCAACCAGGGTAGAATCCGTAAGCCGGGCCGCTTTTAATTGGTTCGGCAATGCCCCCACGGTCATCTTAACCGTGAGGGTCAAGAAACAGACCGCAAGGGAGAGAACTAGGAGATTTCTGGTGATCTTTTTCATTTGAGTTTCGCCTCACATGCCTGAAGCCGCTGCATAGCCACCGCCGCGTTATTGTTCGCCTGAATCTGCCCGACGATCGACTCTTTGGCTAGGTTCCACCCGAACCAGACAATCACCATCACCGCCGCAATCTGTAGCAGTCTTTCAGTTACCTTCGACATTTATCCTCCTACCCCGGCTCTTGACTCTGCCCCCTGGTCCCTATGCTACGGGCGCGCGCATGCTCAGATACCAGATCGTCAAGCATCTTCCTGCCACGCTTTGCCCATTGCGGGATTCTCTCGTCTTCAACACCGTAAAGCTCCGCGAGTTCAAAGCAGTTAAATAACAGCACTTCCCACGCCTCGTCGGTAAAGGCGTTGTTTTCGTTAGAGGTCGTTACCAGATCGGCGAGAATCTTGTAGTAGTTCCGGTTGATGGTGATTACTTGATCCGGGGTCTTCCCCAGACGGATCTTGTTCCCCCAAATCGTGTAGTGGGTAGGTAGGTCGGTCTCAGTTACATCGGGGAATTTGCTGTCAAACTCCGCCTTGCTGGACAGGTAAGTGAGATAAACTACCTTGTCGGTAGTAGGGTGGGTGTACCAGAGGGAGTACGGCTTGGACCAGCCGGTAGGGTAGGTGTAGTCGTAGGTGGAAGCTACTGTTACGAAGGTATCCGAAGTCTCGCCATAGCGCAGCTCGTTGTTACGGAGAATCTCGCGCATCGCTATGTTCACTATGTCGCCTTGAACGCTGTCAGGTAATCGCGTGGTGTCCAGCCCGAGCCAATCCACTATGGCCGCTTTAATTTGTGTGAAGTTCTTTGCCATGTTATTCTAACTCTATGAGAAACAAGGAACAGAAAGCGAAATCCGCGCGGGAATGGCGAGCAAGGAACCACGACCGCATCAATAACGATGAAGCATATCGAAAGAAGGATAATGCTAGAACAGCACTGTGGCGACGGAATAATCCAGAAAAGACAAAAAGTATTCTTCTCAAGTCTGAGTACGGATTATCTGCCGACAATCTTGATACGCTGACAAAAAGGCAAAAGAACCGCTGCGCTATTTGCTTGAAAGCTATAAAGTTAACAGTTGACCATGACCATACAACCAGGGTGGTACGCGGCCTACTGTGCGGGAACTGTAATCGTGGTCTCGGTTGCTTCCTCGACAATCCAACATTCTTGAGAAATGCCGCTTTGTATTTGGAGAGTATCCACACGCAGCTACCTCAACTCTGAAATCTGCCACATCCGTTTACTGCTTAATGAGCAAAAACATCGACCCGGTAAGTCCCGGACTCAGGATCGGCGCTGCCACTCGACAAATTACAGTGCCGCACAGTTACGGTATTCGCCGTACTGACCCAAGCAAAAAAGAACGAGCCGGTTTTTACTCCAAGCGCCCCCGGTGCGCCCACCTTGACGGCATCGCCAGCCACGGCGCCAGTGACAGTGATATCCAAATCGGCTGAACAGGTGTTGGTAGTGGCATTGGCGAAGTCCAGGGTTGCCGTCGCCGTTAAGGGTTTGAATCTTACCGTCGCGGATAGATTCTGAAAGCTCAAGTCTCCCGCATAGCGAATGACAGGGTTGACCTGACGGAAGATCAATCCGCCACCCTCTACCTCCGTGAAGTAAGTCTGTGCGACCAGGAGCGATCCTCCAAGGAGCGCACCAATGGCGACGACTATAGCCATAACCGAAAGGCTTTTTTTGCTGAATAATTTTGCTCTCATGTTCCCTCCGTGCAAAGTTTTGCTCTTGACCTTAGATTATTTCTTCCCGGTCTTCTTGTTCGTTACCCGCTGGCCGACGCTGAGCCCCAGGCTTCCAGCGGATCTCCCCTTCGGATCGTTCTTGCGAGACAGTCCTGGAGAATCGGAGACCCGGCCGCCCTTCATGGTAGCATCCTTTTTCTGCGGGGAGCCGGAAATCGGAGTCTCGCTCCCATGCTTGGTCACGCGCGTCCCCTGCATCCGCGC